CTAGATTCTTTTATGGATTTGTCATACAGAGAACCATTATAACATCAGTTGTAAACCTTGTAAAATCAAATTTGTCAAAAATTGATAAATAATTCATAATGAAGGAAATTTAAATCCTATGACCAAGTATCATCAAGGACGCTACACCCCGATCAACAAACACAAATACCGAGGTGACATTTCCAACATCATTTGGAGATCATCTTGGGAATTTCGTTTTCTTCGCTGGTGTGATATGAACCCAGCCGTCCTTGAATACTCATCGGAAGAAACCGTTATCCCTTATCGTTGTGCAACAGATGGAAAAATACATCGATACTTCTGCGATTTCCGTATTAAAATCAAAACTACAACCGGTGACGTAAAAACATACTTGGTAGAAGTAAAACCGTATAAGGAAACTCTTCCACCAAAAGAACCAACTAGAAAGTCTCGACGGTATCTTCAAGAGTCTTTCACATATATAAAGAATCAATCAAAATGGGAAGCCGCTCGCCAATATTGCGCTGATCGTGGGTGGCACTTCATTGTGATTACAGAAAAAGAACTAGGACTTTGAATCAATGAGTACATACGCTCAAATTTTCACCAAAAACCAATATGACCTTGCCAAGATGGTCAGGCAGTCTCAGGCTTGGTTCGAACAAGAAGCACGACTCATCAAGTCGCAGGGTCGTGTTAGACCATATTACCTAATGCGTACAGGGGCCTCCCAGAATCGCCCGGTTGTCACCCCAGGCGAGATGTATATGTTCTATTATGACGCAAAACACAAAGACACTCTGCCTTACTGGGATAAATTCCCATTAGTTTTTCCTTTTTCCAAGGTTAAAGGTGGTTTTTTAGGGTTGAATCTTCACTATCTTCCATATCATCTCCGAGCTAGACTTTTGGATGCCCTAATGGATTTCAAAACCGATACTAGACTGGATGATAAAACAAAACTCGAATTTTCTTGGAAAACTATTTCGGCTGCCGCCAAGTATTCGCCAGCAAAAGCCTGTGTGAAACATTATCTTGACGATCACGTGAAATCTCAGTTTAAGAAAGTTGATTCAAACAATTGGGCTACAGCAATCCTTCTTCCAGTCAGCCAGTTTCAGGGTGCTCGTGAGCAGCAGGTCTGGCAAGATTCCATGAACAAAATCTAAGGGCTAATCCAAATGTTAAATGAATTCATTTCAAAAATAAAAAGCACTGGATTAGCTAAAACTAACCGATATCGGGTGACTATTGCTACTCCGACGCTAATGACTGGGTTTATGAATTCTGGTCGATTGATCACTCTATTTTGCGAATCGACTTCACTTCCCGGTCAAGTCATTGCAACAACAGAGCAAAGAATCATGGGGGAGACACGCGAATTTCCATATTCAAAATTTTATGATAACATTACTTTATCATTCTATATCGACAATAATTTTGAGGTAAAGGGTTTCTTTGACAATTGGCTGAATTCTGTTTCAAATACTCAAAATAAGATTACTTCTTATTATAAAGACTACATCGCACCGGCTGTGTTGATTGAAGTCTTGCCAATGGATTCAGAGGTTTCAACGTATTCGATAACTCTGCATGAGGCATACCCAAAGGGAATTTCCCCAATTCAATTGTCCGCAGATTCCAGAGATATCGCTAAGATTGGTGTAAGTTTGAATTATAAATATTATACAACGTCTCATGTTGCGTCAACTAAATCAATGAGTTCCATTGGTGGCACGTTATCTAATCAGCCGACGAATATCATGAATGACGCGACACAAGACCTTCAATCGTTGATCACAGCGTCTGGTTTCAAAGAAACACTTTTAGAAGTCAAAAATCCTGATACGAAAAAATTCATTAATGAATTGCTAGGTAGATAAAATGAAAAAGCTAGATGATGTATTTGATATCGAGCCATTTGATCGGACTGAAATTATTAGTCAATCTGGTGATGTAATTGTGCCAGATCAAGGTAGCACGGACAAGAATATCGATTATGATTACGAAAAAACTAGAGCAAATCTTCATAGCCTTTTACAACAGGGGCAAGACGCTCTTTATCACGCGCTTGAAGTCGCCAAACAAGCTGAGTCGCCTCGACACTTTGAGGTGGTGTCGGCAATGATTAAGAACTTGGCTGATATCAATCATCAGCTACTAGATCTATCGGATAAAAGAAAGAAAATGGGATCAGATTCCAAGAAACAAGAATCATCTGGTCCTCAACAAGTTACCAATAATGCTATATTTGTCGGCTCAACTGCCGATTTGAATAAGATGCTCCAAAATATCAGAGGTGAAAAGAATGGCTCTACCAAAGAATAACCTTCCCGTTTATACACTAACGGTCCCATCTACCAATAAGCCGTTGAAATATCGACCATTCGTTGTCAAAGATGAAAAAGCTTTATTGATCGCTCAGCAATCCAAAGATGAACAAGTGATGCTGGATACTCTTAAACAGATTATCCAATCGTGTTCTATCTCTGACGTTGACGTTGATTCCCTTGCAACATTTGATGTTGAATACATCTTCACTCAACTTCGAGCTGTTTCAGTTGGAGAGATTGTATCCCTAGTTTTCCGTTGCGATACATGTGAAGATCCCAATGCCAAGGCTCCAGTTGATATCGATCTACAGAAGCTTAAAGTATTTGTTCCAGAAAATCATTCAACGAAAATTTCTCTATTTGATGATGTTGGTATCAAGATGAAGTATCCAACTCTATCAACAATTGCTAAACTCGGTGAAGATATTTCACTTGATGTTATTATGGATTGTGTTGATTTCATCTACGATTCTGATGAAATTTATAAACCGCAAGATCAAACTCGCGAAGAGCTTGAAAACTTTTTTAACAATCTAACGTCAGATCAATATGAAAAAGTGGAAAATTTCTTTGTAACAATGCCAAGTTTAAGATATGAATTTTCATACACTTGTCCAGTGTGCAATAAAAAACACGACCGCTTTTTGGAGGGTCTAAGTAGTTTTTTTTAATTTTACTGCACCACGCTGATTTGTTCAATTACTATAAGTTGAACTTTGCTCTGGCGCAGTTTCATGGATATGATATTGAGCATTTGGAAATGCAGTTGCCATTTGAACGAGAAATATATGTTGCTCTCTTAATGCAGCATATAGCTAAACAAAAAGAACGCCAGGCGAATCAACGATAGTAGAAAGCGATTATGAGAAGACTTTTAAGAAAACAGATGCAATCACTTCAGACGGCTAGAGCTTTGGCTCAAGCTATAAGATCTGATATACCGCAGTCTGGGTTGGATCCAGCATATAATCAAATAACGCCTCAGATTATTATTCAACAGAGCGGTTTTGAACAGCCGTCTCCAATCGCACCATCAGCCTCGTCATCCACACCAGCACCCGGGCTGAAGGATCCTATAGCTGAAGAATTAAAGCGAATTGACGCAGACGTTAAACATGGTCTTCTAGATAAAACTGGTGATGGCGCTAATGCCAATATCATTAAACTTGGTGAACAGTTAAAGAAAGTCGCTGAGGGTATTAAAAATATATCGGTTGGATCTGGGCGCCTGGGCTCTCGTGAAATTCAATATGATGATGAGCGATTATCTGCCATTCGTATGCAGGGTGAACGATATATCCCTGGTATGCGAGAAGCCCTTGGGTTAGGCGATCGTGGGGTATTTAGTGGTCTAAAAAATCTTATTAGTTTTTCCCCGTTGAAAGATTTCAAAATAGAAGATATCGACGAACGGTCTCTGTTTGGCGGTGTGATTAAGCGTAAAATGGCTGAGCGACAATACGCCGAAGATCAACTTGCTATGGCAAAAACACTCAAGGGGGGTCTTCGTGCTGATGTTAGAAAGAAAAAAGAATATCAAGATGAAGAGGGTCAATTCAGTGAAAAGCTTTTTCGTCAAAAGAAAATCGAACAGTTTCGTGAGCAAAATCGCCTTCGTGGCGAAATTGGCAAAACGATGGAAGAAATTGACCGATTAAAACATGATGAAGGTTATACCGATGAGCAAATTAAGAAAACCGGCTTATATAAAACTCTTCAACAGCAAGAGCGCGAATTGGCTGCCGCTGATCCAGATCGTTTTGCTCGCGAAGTGAAAGAAGCCAAAAAGAAAGATATTGAGCAAAGAGCATCTAGTGCAAAGATTCGCCAACCAGTTATCCCGCCGGTTGAATCGAAACCATCGATACAACCAGAATCTATGCAAGCCTCCGCGATGGATGTTTCAGAAAAAGAATCTGAGCAAATGTTGGTTATATCACAATACGTAGAATTAATAAAACAGATTGAAGCAAACACAAGACCGTTAAAAAATCTTGAAACTATACTGAAATCTGCCATGGACAAAGCTATTACATCTATAGCAGATGATAAAGTCGATACTGGAATAACCTCAGACACATTTGTAAACGGCATCGATCGTTCTGCCAGAAAAACTACTATGGGGTCAAGATTAAAATCTATTGGACGTAGTGCGATTAGACTGGGTGGTATGGGTGCTGCGGCTGTAGCGCCCATGGCTATCACTTCAATTCCATTATTAGCAATGAAGGGTACAACTGAGTGGGCAGAAAAGGCTTCAATCAAAAACGGAGACGGTGAATTAACAACAACTGGAAAAGTTTTGGACATTGCACAAGAGTCTGTCGGTGGGCAGGGTCTTAAACCAATGTCAGAAATGTCTGATATCGAACAGCTAGAACATGATACTTCTACTGGATGGTGGGATGTTTTTGGCGATAAAAAGCGACAAAAGAAGAAATATTATGAAGGGTTAATCGATCGCGGTCAAAAATTTACAATAGAAGAAGCGAAAATCATAGAACGTAATTTGGATTTGATTATTCCGGAATCTAGTATAAAATCGCGATCTATCGACATGCGGTCAATGAAAATTAGCCCGTCTGCCATTGAACCACCTCAGGATATGGGTAGGCGAGTATATCAAGAGTCCGATCAACTTCGATCTATCGAAAAGACGGTTATTCAGCAGTCTGCACCCAATATTATTAATGCTCCGACGACTAATGTTAATCAGACTACCAATAATGTAACTAGACCGCCAGCAAGAAAT